CTAATTGCTTTTTGTTGATGTTACCAATTTGGTTACATTTACATTTGTTCGTACTAAAAAGTGTTATTAGCTTACATAAATCGGTAGTATTACTACTAAAATAATAAAAAAAGTAAACCTATAACTTGACTTTTTGACTTATATCAATCACTAATGTGTCTTATATAGGTCAAATACGCAGCTTTTTGATTTATATAAGGTACTTTATTGATTGATACCCCTACCTTCCTATAAAACGAAAAGCATTAGCTTTGACTTGAGCAAACCAAAAATTTTAATTTATTTCTATGGAAGTAACCACCAATGTCGTCTTTGAGGTATTGAACGAATCTAAGAAAAGAATTTCTGTGATGCAAGGGGGAACGAGGTCAGGTAAAACTTACAACGTACTTACCTGGTTTATCGTAAAGCTCCTACAAGAGAAAGGGAAGACCTTAACTATTTGCCGTTCATCACTACCGAGCATCAAAGGTTCCGTTATGAGAGACTTTATCGAGATATTGTCTAAATATGGGCTATACTCAGAAGAGAAACACAATAAATCAGAGAATTTATATTTCCTAAATGGAAATACGGTAGAATTTGTATCTACCGACCAACCTCAGAAGATTAGAGGTCGTAAAAGGCATTATTTGTTTATTAACGAGGCAAATGAGGTGAATTACGAATCTTGGATGCAATTAGCCCTAAGAACTACCGATAAAATCGTTTTAGACTATAACCCTTCAGATTATTACTCTTGGATTTACGATAAGGTAATTCCTAGAGAAGATACTGACTTTACGATTACGACTTACAAAGACAATCCGTTTTTAGATAAGACCATTATTGCAGAGATTGAAAGACTACGAGAAGCTGACCACGAATATTGGAGAGTTTACGGACTAGGAGAAAGAGCAATTAGCGAGGCAACGATTTATTCGCATTGGAGAAGGAGAAGAAACTTCCCTGAGGGTGGAGATGTGTTTTATGGCCTTGACTTTGGCTTTAATCACCAAACTGCCCTAGTAAGATGTAAAAACTTCGATGGTGACATATATGTCGAGCAACTGATATATGATACTAAGATGTCTACCTCACTTTTGATTGATAGGTTAAAGTCTTTAGGCTTATCTCGTAGAGATGACATATTCGCAGATCCAGCAGAACCTAAAACAATAGCCGAGGTAAATAAAGCTGGGTTTAATCTTAAACTAGCAGCTAAAGATGTTTTTGCTGGAGTTAACAAAGTAAAATCATTTCCGATATTTATAAAATCAGAATCTTTGGATTTACTAGATGAGATTAAAAACTATAAATGGAAAACGGATCACGATGGCAATACAATGGATGAGCCTGTTAAGTTTCGTGACCACTTGATGGATGCTATGCGTTATGCTATATACACTAAATATGCAAAACCGAAGCGAGGTTGGATTGTTTAGGCTAAAAATTTGTTACTTTTGTAAAAATATCTTATAGTGAAGTTAACGGACATACTAAGTGCGGTGAATCCTTTTAAACAAAAGGCAGCCACTAAAATAAAAACAACTATTAATAATCCTTTCTCTGATTTTGGTGGATTGATTGGCGGTAGAACACTTTACCCTAATTTGGATTATGCGAAGTTCGTACAAGACTATGATAACAATAGCGAAGTCTATTCTATCATCAAGCGTATATCAAAAACCATTTCTACAGTTCCATTTTACGTTTACAAGGTTAAAAGCAAAAAAGAACTAAATACTTACAAGGCAATGATGGCTAACGCATCTAGTGGTGCAGATATAGCCAAAGCTGAGTTAGTAAGAGTAAAAGCGGTAGATGAGATTGCCGATAGTCCATTGAACAAATTATTAGAAAGACCAAACCCATACCAATCTTTATCAGAGTTATTAGAAAATATTGTAGGCTATAAGCTTATTACAGGCAACTCTTATATCTGGGCGAATCGCTTGTCCAATGGTAAGGTTGCCGAACTAGTTGTGCTTCCTTCTCAATATGTAGCTATCATCAGCGATGGTACTATTAATGGGGTTGAAGGATACTCATTTACTTTAGTAGGATGGGATCAGTTGGCTGCAAACGATGTAATTCACTTAAAATACTTTAACCCTTACTTTAACACTAATGGTCAACAATTATATGGTTTGTCGCCTTTACAAGCTGCTTACCGAACTGTACAACGCAGTAACGATGCTAAGGATACCTCTGTAGGTATGTTGCAAAACCAAGGGCCTAAAGGTATCTTGTATGCAGATGAGTCAAATGACTTTGGCCCTGAACAAGCTGGTAAGTTAAAAGAAGATTTCTACAATCAGTACGGAACTAAAAACAAGATAGTTCAAAACGCAGGACAAATTTTAATCGCTGGTGCCAAGTTAGGCTGGGTGAATATGGGATTATCCCCTGTAGACTTGCAGTTACTAGAATCAGAAAAGATTACGCTTCGTGAGTTGTGTAATGTGTACGGAGTAAACTCTGCGTTGTTTAATGACCCTGATAACAAGACTTACAACAATATGAAGGAAGCTAAGAAGGAAATGCTTACACAAGTAGTACTTCCTGAATTAGTTTTAATTCGTGATGCGTTTAATAGATTCTTTGAGAACGAAATCGGAAATGGTTTCTATATCGATTTCGATATTACTGTGTTCCCTGAACTACAAGAGGATATGAAAGAACTATCTGCTATCTTATCTCAATCTTGGTGGATTACTCCAAACGAGAAAAGACAAGCTATGCGTTATGACACTATACAAGAGGATACGATGAATGAGATTTATATTCCTGCTGGTTATCTACCAGTAGCAGAACTTACAATGCTACAAGATCCTCGTAATGCTCAACAACAAGGAGATTATAATTTACCTCCAGTAAAATAATATGTGTGTCCAAAATCTTACAACCTTCTCAGCAGTTTAACCTGCAACAAAAGATTGCTAGAAAATCAATAAACGAATTTGCTCCTAAACTAAAGGAAGCATTGCAGTATGATTTTAACAAAGCAGCAGAGTTGGTACAAGAACTAGGAGCAGACCAAGTAGCTAATTTTAACAAGACATTTTTCGACAATAACAAAGTTTCCAATATTTTACGAACTTTGTACGAAGGTACAGGTGGATACACAGCGATGAGGTATCAAAAGATATTTGACAAGTATAAGAAAGACGAAGCAATAGATATAGATCCGCTAAATATCTTAGACGAGTGGTTAGCTTTTATGTTATCCTATTGGACAGCCATTAGTGGCCCTAAGATGTTTGGGATACAGAACACAACGGATAACGAGATAGCAAGGATTCTTAATACCGTATTACAATACGGAAAAGATAACAACCTATCAAGAGATGAAATAAATAGCTTGGCTATACAGACCTTAAGAGAAGGAAAAATAAATAACGCAAGGAGTTTATTAATCGCAAGAACAGAAACTCATCAAGCTTTAAGTACAGGTGCGATGGGAGCAACAAGAGGAATTAATATACCTTTGCTTAAACAATGGGTTCACGCTGAGTATGTAGCACTACCTAGAGCTTGGCATCAAGCCTTAGATAGACAGACGAATCCTGATGATGGTGGAGTAAGAATACCTGTGAATCAACCGTTCCTAGTAAACACTCCTAAATACGGTGTAATTGAAATGCAATATGCACACGATGAGAACGGTGGAGCAGTAAATAACTGCAACTGCCGATGCTGTACGGTGTATGTAGCTTAAACAAATAAATATGAGTAATTTTTATAACAAAAAGTCGATTGAAGGTGCTCCCATAGATATGGAAGACAATAGTAGAGTTATTACAGTCTACTATTCTGCATTTGGTAATGTAGATAGCGATGGTGATATTATTACACCAGGTGCTTTTACTAAAACCTTAAAAGAGAATGGCCCACAAGCTAAAAACAGAGTGTGGCATTTAATGAACCATTCTACTGATAAGCCTATTGCTAAACCTTTTGAGATTAGTGAAGATGCCTTTGGATTAAAGGCAAGTGTTAAACTACCTAATACAACTTTAGGCAACGACCTATATGAGTTGTATAAAGATGGTCATATCACAGAACATAGTATCGGATTTCAGACTATTAAGTCACAAGCGAAATCAGGATACAATGAAATCAATGAAATTAAATTGTATGAAGGAAGTTCCGTATTGTGGGGTGCAAACGCAAATACACCAACAGTTGGAGTCAAAAGTCAGATTAAGTCAACTCTAGTAGATGAGATGGGTAAGACCATTAAGTCTTTGAGAAATGGACACTTTACTGACGAAACATTCGAGCTGTTAGAACTTAAACTTAAACAATTACAACAATATCTATCTGAGATGGAAGATGAAGAATCAATCTCTCCTGAGCCAACCGCTGAAGAAGCATTGCCAACTGAGGAAGAAGATCCGATGATTTCTATTGAGATAGAGGTAAACAAATATTTACAATCATTTAAAATTTTTAACTAATGGTAGAAGAAATTAAAAGTGCATTCGAAGGCATCAAATCCGAAGTAAACGGAGCAATCGAAAGTGCAAAGGCTGATAATGCTAGTGCATTAGAAAGCGTTAAGGCAGACTTAGAAGCTACTAAAGCTTCAATTATAGTTGTCAAGGATGAAATTGAAAAAATGGAAGCAAAAAACAATCGTGTTAAAATGAATCAAACAGAAGTAAAAGGGTTTAATGCTACCCTTGCAGATGCTATCGAGAACAATTCTGATAGTTTAGCGAAATTAGCACGTGGAGAACAAAAGCGTTCAAGCTTTATCTTAGACACTAAGGCAGTAGGAAATATGACAGAAGCGGTTAACCTTACAGGTGACATCACTCGTCAATATGCAAACCAAGTATATGCTTTACCTTCTCGTAAGGTGCATATGAGAAGCTTATTACCAATCGGTAGTTTGTCTCAAGGTTTATTTACTTTCCCTTACGAAAGTGGTGGAGAAGGTGCTCCAGCAGCTCAAACTCAAGGTTCTTCTAAAGCACAAGTTGATTTTGACATTACAATGAAAGATGCAGCTGCTCAGTACATTGCTGGTTTTGTTCGTATCTCTCGTCAAATGTTAGATGATATACCTGCTATGACTTCTTTCTTACAATCGCGTTTATTAGAGAAGTATTTAGTCGCTGAAGATGCTCAAATCTTAAGTGGTAATGGTAGTGCTCCAAACTTACAAGGTATTTTACCAGTAGCTACAGCTGCAACAGGTGCTGCTACAGTAGACGTAGAGCAATTAGTTCAAGCTATTGCTCAGTTAGAAACTTCTAACTACTCTGCAACTGGTATCTTAGTTAACCCAACTGATTGGGCTGCTATTATGAACACTAAGAACACTAACGCTGCTTACAGCTTACCTGCTTCTACAGTTGTTACTACTGATGGTAGTGTATCTATCGCTGGTATCCCTCTTTACAAATCAACTGCAATCGCAGTAGATAAGTTTGTAGTAGGTGACTGGTCTATGGGTGCTCAAATTATGCAGAATCAAGGTATCTCTGTTCAGTTCTCTGAATTTGATGCTGACAACTTTACTAAGAATATGATTACTGTAAGAGTTGAAGCTCGTATCGCTTTACCTATCTATTACGCTGGTGCGTTTATTTATGGTGATTTCGGTAACGTTGCTTAATCTTTAATTAGATTTACAATACAAGGGATAGCCTAGAAAGCTATCCCTTTTTGTTTACACTAAATTTTAACTATTTTTGTAAAAATTAGCATAATGCAGATACTAAGAGATGTGGCGGTTTTATCCGAGATTATATCAGAACCAATAACACTTTCTGAAGCAAAGAACTATTTAAGAGTAGATTACTCAGAAGATGATGCTTTAATAACAGCCTTAATTACAAGTGCAAGAGTTAGACTAGAACAATACGCTGGAGTTGCTATGACCGAAAGAACTCTACAAGTTATAGCTTATGTAGATGATTTAATAGAACTTCCTTATGTGCCTATTTCTACGATATTAAGCGTAGAGTATTTTGATGGCCAAGATTGGGTGACCTTAGAAGATGGTAGTTATACTGTTATAGGTATTAACTATAAGAAAATATCTACTTTATATTATCCTTCAATGGAATATAGGTTTACCTATAATTGTGGCTATTGTGAACCTCCTAGTTCTATGAGAACAGCAGTTTTCAAATTGCTATCTGATTTGTACGAATACAGAGAATCTAGCGTTGAGTCTACTAAGCCTAACAGCAACGTAGTTACAGCTTACGAATTAATGAAACCATTCAAAAGAATTAACATATTTATCTAATGATTGGAAAACTTAGAAACAGAATAACCTTTAACAGTAAAACAAGCGTTTCTGATAGTGCTGGTGGCTTTGTGAACACTTTAGTATCTTATTATGTTTGCTGGGCTGAAATAGTTTCTAATAGCGATTCTAAGACTAATATAACTAGTAGAGACAGCTTGAGTGATGCAATTACTTTTAGAATTAGATATACAACAGGCAAAACATTTACTAATGCTCTTGTAATTACTTTTAAATCAAGGACTTATCTAATTAACTCTATTATAAACGAGGGCGACTTGAATCAATATTATTTAATCGGTTGTGCAACTCTTAAGTAATGGCTAAGTTTACTGTAAGCATATATGGGGTTGACCAATTAATTAAAAGGTTTGAAGCAGCTCCACAAAAGATGTATAATGAATCTAAGGCAATTATAGATGAGGCTGTAAACGAAATGGCTACCAAAGCCTATTATAAAGCATCTAACCTACCAATCATAAATCCTAATTCTAAATATGAAAGAACTGGTAATTTAGCTAGGTCAATTAGACAAAGTAAATTTACACCAGGTCAAGGTGCTAGTATTAGTGCTGGTAATGGTAGTGTAAGATATGCTGCTTTTGTTGAATTTGGTACAGGACAAGGATACGGCATACCTGCTTATCCTAACTTAAATATGAGTAGTTTAGAAGATTATGCATTTAAGTTTAAGCGTGGCAATAAATTAGCAAGAATGCCATATAGACCATATATGTTTGATTCATATAGCGAAGTATTTTCAGGTATGCTTAAAAAAATGAAGTCAATTAAGATATAAATATATTTCGTTAAATTTGTAAAAAATGAAGGACTGCGGATATACATTAAGGAAGGCTTATATAGATAAGCTTACAGCGGCTTCTTACTCATTGAGTGTTTATGATACCATAGCACCTGACACAGTAGAACCACCTTATTTGATTATCAGTAGTCAGACACAAGTAGAGAATAGTAATAAACAAAGCTTCGGTTTTGATGTTAGTATTCAATTTGACATAGTTTATAGGACTTTTAAAGCAGGTGAAGTAGGGCAGAAATCAGTAGATACATATACTAATGCATTTTTAGTAATTGTAGGGGTTAATCCTCCTAACTACCCAAATACGGCACCTGATTTTAAGATAGTTACTAGAAGGGTTAGCTCTAATATTGCTACCTTTGACTATGTAAATGAAGCTTATGTTTTCAGAAGGGTGATAACAATGAATCATTTCGTGAATCAATTAACATAAAATAAAAATAAAATAAAATGCCGACAACAAGTGTATTTAACGGAACCTCATTAGTGGTTCTAATCGGAACGGAGGTAATAGGATTTGCTACTTCTTGTTCATTAAGTTTAGCTATCGATACTCCTGAT